CAGCAGCAAACCACTAAATTATTATTTGCGCATCATTGAACAACAGCAAGGCAATTCATTTTTGTTGCAAATAAGCAACAAAACCAAAAACAACTATACTTTTGACAAAGCCTTGAGCTACATCAATAAGAATCAATTGACATTTTTGAATGATCATTACTTTACATGTTTAAAAACACGTTGCTTGTTACTAAATACATGAAATGCAACGAATTTTTGATTCAATTGTAAGTGAAGCTTGTAGAATTTATTTGGAACAGCCAGAAGACGCTGTGCAAGCAGGTGCACAACAACCTCAGCAACCTGCTCCAGCACCTGATGCTGCACAACCACAAGATGCAGCCATGGCTCAACAGCAGCCAGACGTAAATCAAGTACAAGCAGGTTTTGATGTGTACAAGGATATGGTTATTCAGCTCATGAGATCTCTTGCAACACTTGCAGGGGCCATTGAAAGTGGTGACACAGAGCAGATGGAAGCTGTTAAAAAGGTCATTCCAGATGACATTGTTGATCAAATCAATCAAAGCATCAGTCAAATTTCAACAGCTGATCCAGCTGTTGTGGCTCAAAATGTTAATACTTTGCTGGGCCGCATCAACCCAACACCCACAGGCGCCTGATGAAGCATCTCATCATAGCAGATGAGAATCAACAAATCATTGAGCAGTACGATATAGATGAATGTTTGTGGAGTGAAGTGCTGCATCATTACGTAAAACTGCGTCAAACTGACGTAAACATTGGTGAATGTTTAAAAATTATTAATGATAATTTGCATAAACGGAGCAGCTCCAGCATACTCAATGGCAAGGTAATTGATAGATTGTCAGAAATTAACAAATTTTATGCCTACATCAAAGATGTTTGTGGTGGTGAGTATTATAACATCTTACAAAAAATTAACGAGGGTGCAGCATCTGCATCATTTTTACAATTTATAAGCAAAAACTGCAACAATCGCTGCAACATCATTGAGTTCTTTAATGAATTTTATGGCATTGATTTAAAAAATAGTGAATCAACTGCAGAGGTGTGGACAAAAATGAGACCATTGTCTGATGAAGGCAAGACTCGCGGTTATTCTGGTCCATCTGAAATGCCTTTGCTCTTGTTTGCAGGTGGTTGCAAAGCAAACAAGGGTGACATGTTGTTGCAAAATCAACTGATTGAGATCAAGGGAGAAGGTGGAAGAATAGGTGAATGCAGCAAGTGGTGCAACAGCAAGCAGCACATTGATAAATTTCTCAATCAGTTTAATGAAAAAATGCCAGCATGTGCAGAATCTCAAACAGAATTTAATTTTGGCAATTTAATTGAGCAAAGCTTGGATCATTTGGATTTTTCTATGCTGCCATTTCAAATATCACAATTAGCAAAGCACTGCACAACCCACAATGCCATAAAAACTCGCGCTGATGCATTAATTTTTATAGGCTGCATTCAATTGATTGAGTACCTGCAATCAAAAACAGATGATTGGTTTGTTTTGTTTAAGCATCCTGGCAAAAATACGGCACCATTTGGCACTTCTTTTGTACTCAATTGCAAAGAATACAACCTCTCAAATGAAAGAGCAATGCTGCTCATGCAGCATTGCAAAACTGCCAATGTTTCTTTTTCTCCGTGTTATGACAATGGTGGTTATAAAATTAAATTCACCAAATAAATATGCTGGTGCAGACCTTTCAACAATTTTATGAGCAAAAGCAACTCATTGCCCCAACCATTGATATAAACATTAGTGGCATTGGCAGCTTCAAAGCAAAAGCTGATACAGGCAATGATGGCTACAACGTCCTTCATGCTACTGACATCAAAGATGATGGGAGCATTGTAACATTTGTTTGCAACAACAAGCAACACAGAGCCAACAGCAATGGAACGTTGGCAATCAACAAGGGACCACAACTAAAAGAAGACCGTCACGTGATAAAACTCGACGTGACGGTCAATGGCAAGACATATCGTGGCACTCCATTCACTATTTCTGACAGAACAGGCATGTCTGAACCTGTTCTATTGAGCAAAGACTTCATTGCTCAAATGAAAAGCGTAGTTGATCCAAGCCTCACATGAGGTTGCGATTTTGTGCGTAGTTAAATTTTCTTGCATAACCTGTTAAGTCTTACAGTTAGATTAACTAAATATAGTAATGAGCAATTACTATGTATATATTTGGAGAGATCCTAACACACAGATACCGTTTTATGTGGGCAAGGGCAAAGCGCGTAGAGCATTTAATAAGCATGCAGGTCAAAGGTGTTATAACAAGCTTAAAAAAATCCTAGACAGTGGAGTTGCTATGAGTGACATCGTCCAAATAATTGAGGAAGATCTATCAGAAGCTGAGGCTTTTAAGCAAGAAGAATATCTTATTGCATTTTACAAAAGAATTGAAGATGGCGGTACTCTTTTTAATTATAAAACATCTGATAAAGGTGGTGGCGGAAAATTAATTGATCCGAAGGAGGTTGATCAAATAATAAAGCTATACACTCAAGAGAGAATGTCCGCTCTTGAAATAGGTAAAGTGTTTAATTTAGATGAATCAACTATTTTAAGACGCCTTAAAATAGCTGGTGTTGCTGTTTATCCTAGGGGATCGAGATACAAATTTACAAATCAAGAAATCGCTGAAATGGTGCAGTCCTATAATATGGGTACATCTGCGAGGAAAATAGCGTTAAAAAATAAATGCAGCATCCCAACTATCTTAAACATATTAAGACAGCGTGGATGCTGCATAAAAACAAAGCAGCAAATTAAATTAGAAAAACTTAATTTCGAGACTGTGCAAACTCAATAAACTTATAAAACTCTGCTCTACTTGCACCACTCTCATCATGAAAAGCGCCACTTACGCGTGCCGTACGCATTGTTGAGTCGTGCCTTATTCCGCGATTGCTGCAACATGTATGATTGCATTCGATCATTACTGCAACTCCGTTATTCTTTTCGCAAACCCTATCAACGTATTCGAAAATTTGTGAAGTTAGTGCTTCTTGGACTTGCGGGCGCCGTGCAAACCAATCAACAATGCGATTAAGTTTGCTAAGACCAATAACTTTACCCTCTTTTGAGGGTATATATGCTACATGAGCTTTACCCGTAAACTGCAAATGATGATGTGAGCACATTGATACAACCTTAATATTGTTTTGACATACCATGCCATCATACCCATCAATATTATCAAAGGATGTAATGTTAGGCGGTTCTGTGTAGCACCCAGCAATGAGATCATTTACCCATGCCTTGGCAACACGACGAGGTGTATCAGCACTGTTGGGATCTTTTTTCCAATCAAACTTGAGAGCATCCATGAAGTCTGCATATGCTTTTGCAGCTCTGTCAATCATTTCATACTTTTCATCTTGATTCTGTGGCAGATTCGAATTTGCGTATTTTAGTTTATCCATGCTCTTAATATAATATAAAAAGCAACAATTTCTACTAAATAATTGCATGTCTCAGTTTTTTGATCAATTCAACTCAATTTTAGAAAAAAGCTTGCAAAAAGTACGCCTTAGAGTGGATCCCAATGTAAAATATGCAGAGGATTTTGCGCAATATGATGGCTACGTTGGCTATATTTTAGCAGAAACTGATGAAAGCATTGACTTCTTTTATGAAAACAACACTGTAACATTGCCAAAAAATGTTGTGTTTATTGAAGAAAAATGGGAGAGAACAAAAGCTGCTGGTCAGTGGCTGGGAGATAAAGCGAAGGCTGTCGGACAGGGTGCTGGTAACTTTATACGCGGTGCTGCTGGTCAAAATACAGGCACATCTGTCGCAGGTGCCTTGGGCAGTATAGCGGGCTCTGCAGCAAAAGGTGCTGCAAATCTTGGATCAATGCTTTATACTGGTCAAAAGCTTTTTGATAATGGAAAACAGCAGACTAATGCACCAGCTACTGCGCAAGCCATAGACAAAACAAAATCTCTAGCAATTAAAAATAAAAACGGCAATGCATCTATAACTATTAACGGAGTAGATTATGGCATTATTAATATAAAGGATGCTAATAATAAATCCCTAGTAATGCTAAATAACAATGTTTTAATTTTAGCACATTATAATGCGTTTAATTTAGTGCTAAATACAAGTTGGTCTACGTTAAATGAAATATATGAGACTGAATTTGATAGAAATAAGAGATTAAAAGCAGAAGCAGCATTAAAAGCGAAGCAGGCAGCTGGCACGCCCACTGCACCGACGCCCACCGCACCGGCGCCAGCCGCACCGGCGCCAGCCGCACAAACTTCTGCTGCCTCCGCACCAGCTGCACCGGGTAATACTACTGCTACACCGACTGCATCTGCAGCAGATGCTTTCTTGCAAATGCCTTCTGTTACAGTTTCTGCTTTAAATGCAAAAAAACTTTTAGGGGTACCACTGGTGGTGAGTTTATTACCAATAACACAGCCAAATGCTACTAATAAACCTTCCACACCTATTGATTACTCTGTAAAATTTACAGCTGCACCAAATAATGCAGAAGTTTTAGTTACATTCTTATAATAAATCAATGACTCAATTTTAAGTTGATTTATATGTAATTATAATTATATTCTAGCATGAACTTTTCTTCTACAAAGCGTCTTGAGTTAGGATCCTGTGCATTTAGACAGCCAAATGCTGCTAATAATAGGCCTGGAGCTGGTGATAATTCAAAGAGATGCAGCTTTATTCACGGATATAAATTAACTGCTAAATTTTGGTTTGGTTGCAGTCAGCTTGATGATAAAAACTGGGTACAGGATTTTGGTGGTTTTAAACCAATTAAAGAGTTATTTAAACATCAATTCGATCACACCACATGCTTGTCATTTGACGATCCGCTTCTTCATATGTTTAAGCAATTGCATGATGCAGGTGGTGTGGATTTGCGCATCATGGAAAAAGGTACAGGCATTGAGCGTATAGCTGAGTTTTGTTATGAAAAAATGCAAAGCTATATTCATGAGCAGAGTTCTGGCAGGGTGTGGGTTGAGAAAGTCGAAGTGTTTGAGCATGAAGACAATTCTGCAGTTTATGCACCGAAGCGCTTTGCAGCAATTGCTGTAGAAGCACCACCAGCAGTAGAGCAAGTTGCAGCGCTTGTAGCAACGCCATTGCCTGATGCTCCAGAACACAATCCACGTGCAGCTCGCGTTGGTGGCAATGTATCATCTGGCAAAGGCAATTGGTTTCAAGGTACAAGCTGGGGTTAACACTCCAGCTTGCGCACAATGAACTTGAGAATGTGGGATCTCACAATTTCATTTTGTCCAAAATGGACGCAATGAATGTGATTTTCCACACTTTCATCATCATTGAAACGGTCCAGAACCTCTTTGTATCCTGATTTTGCAATGTCGTTTTGTTTGAGATCTCCAGCAATAATGAAGCGGGAATTGTGACCAAAGCGTGTGAGAATGGAGACCAATTCTTTGCGTGATAAGTTTTGTGATTCATCAACAATTACTACAGAATCATGAAAAGTCAATCCCCTGACAAAGTTTACAGGTATGCACTGAACAGTGCCATTGTTGAGCAGTGCATCAGTTGCTGCATCAGTTAGCAATTCATGCAGTTTGTCTAGCATAGGAAGTGACCAAGGCTTGAATTTTTCATCAAGTTCACCAGGCAGAGCACCTATGCTTTTTTCTGCTGATTCAACAATGCTGCGAATATAGACAATTTTTTTTATCTTTTTTTGTTGCAGCAAATTTAATGCAGCTAAAACAGCCAAATATGTTTTTGCAGTGCCTGCTGGTCCATCTACAAACACCATTTTTGTTTTTTCATACAAACACAAATCCAAGAATGTTTTATGAATATCATTGAGTGTGTATTTGTTTTTAATTGCAAACCCCTTGCTCGGTGTAGATGAGTATTCCGATGTTTCAACCTCATTATCATCTAAGTCTATGTCGGCAAGCCTCTTACGCAAACGCGCCTTTTTGCTCATGTATATATTTATCTTTTTGTGTTGAAATACCATGAGTATGTGTTACAATATATGCATTATGAATTTTGATCCCACAAAAGAAACCATCTTTTTATCTGATGACAAAGTGTTTTATACGCTTGAAGGTGAAGGAGAATACATTGGACAGCCATCTGTATTCATGCGAATGTCCATGTGTAATCTCACTTGCAAAGGATTTACATCACCAGATTCGCCGCATGGTTGTGATTCATACATTTCTTGGTCCATCAAGAATAAAATTACATTTCAGGAAATTTGGGATGAATTCTTTGTCAAATGCAATTATGCACAAAGGCTCAAGGATGGTGCTATTTTAAAATATACTGGCGGTGAACCTTTGATTCAACAAAAGCAGCTGTTGAAATTCACTGAATTTATTACAGAACAGATTGGCATGGTGCCGAAGATTGATTTTGAGACAAATGCTACTTTGCTGCCAGATGAGCGTTGGGTCACAGATTTTAATGCAAGCTTCACTACATCGCCCAAATTGCCCAGCAATGGGGATCCTGTTGAAAAAACATATGTTCCTGATGTTCTCAAATGGCATGCTGATCATTATTCTGGCTTCAAGTTTGTTATAAATTCTGACAAAGACATTGAGTATATTTGGAAACATTATGTTGATGACAAGCTTGGCATAAATGTAGAAACCAACAGAGTTTGGTTCATGCCCTGCTGTGGCTCACGTGAAGAGCACATTGAAAAAGCGCCTGCTGTTGCTGAATATGCAAAAGCCATGTGTGTAAATTTTAGTCCAAGATTGCATTTGCTGCTCTGGAACAAAGCTCTAAGAGTTTAATTAAATAACCCATGCAAATGAATGCAGATGTAAACAAAGTTAGCAAAGCTGTAATAATTAACACTGATGGAAAAGTGCTGCTCTTGCAGCCAGCTTCCAAGTCAAAAATGCATTTACCGGGTGGTCATTTGCAGCAAAATGAATCATATTTGCAGGGCTTGATGCGTGAGGTTTATGAAGAAACCTCATTAAAAATCACAGCTTACATTGTAATCAATGCATCACCAGGCTTTCACTTGTGGATGTGCAGATGCAATGGGTCCAATGTAAAATTGAGCAATGAACATACATCTCACAAGTGGGTAAATTTTGATGAAGCTATAACAAAATGCAATGTAACCAAAGAAACAAAACGAGATTTAATCATTGCTTTGAGAGCATTGCCAAAATATGCAAATTGGTTCAAGATCAACAAAAAGCCTACACCAGCAAAAAAAATTAAAGCAAAGCCTGTTGAACAACCAGGCGAATAGAATAAATCACAACATGTCAAAACAACAAACACCAGCTCTTCCCAACAACATTGTTGAGGTAAAAACAACTGTTACATACAAGGGAGAAGCGCTTGAATCTGCAATTAGAATCAATGCTGATGAAATTGCTCAGCGAATCATCAGTGAGGGACCAGAGTCTACCAACAAGTCCATTGCAGCTGCTTTGCAAGCACTCTACAACAAGACAAATGACAATTTCAAGAGTGTCGTAAACAAATGAGAATAGCATTCAGCGGCACTGCCAACACAGGCAAAAGTACTCTTGTTAAAGATTTTTTGACAGTGTGGCACATGTATAGCACACCCAAGACATCTTACAGAGATGTCATAGTTGAAAATAAGCTGGGACACAGCAAGGGTGTAACTCAGCATGGGCAGCAGCAAATTCTTGACTTCATGGTTGAGCAAATGAAGGGTAAGTCATCAACTGATAATATTGTTTATGACAGATGCCCACTTGACAACATCATTTATTCCATGTGGGCCTGTGAAAAGCAAGAAGGTGATATTGATGATGAGTTCATTGCTAAATGCATACCCATTGTGCGTGAATCTATAAAAGACTTGGATATTATTTTCTGGGTGCCCTTCAATGAAAGCATTGCCATCAAAAACGATGGCATGAGAGAAACAGATGAATTGTACATCAGAGAAATTAACAATATTTTTGAAATGATATACAAGCAGTTCATCTACAATGATAAATTTCCCTTGTTTGATCCGCAGGATAGACCTGCTATGATTGAGATAACCAAAACAGCTCGTCATGAGCGCTTGTTGGAAATTGCTAATTACATCAGCATTGAAGGTGATAGCATAAATCCAGATGAGCAATGGATAAAATCATTGAGAGCAGGTGAAGAGCTTTACTCTGATGGTGAAACTGCTCATGAAGCAGTGGAGCAACTGCTTAAGCAGCAAAAAGAAGAAGTGCTCACTACCACTGGTTCAATTATAGTGTAACGCTTAGCTTGTTAATAGCAGGCATTGCATCATCAGATACTTTCTCAATAAACATGCTCATATTGCATGAACTCAGCTGCAAGTTGCGCAGCAAATCTGCAGACAATGCATTGTTTGCACTAGCTGTTGAGTAAATTGTTTGAGTGGGGAGTCCAATGTTGAATCTGCCATAGGTATTGGCGCGCAAGCTCACCTGTGCAGTTCTGCAGAGATAAAAATAGCCATCAATGAATAAATTGCCTATTTGATTTGCGCCAGTAGCAACAAAAGAACTACCATGTTGCAAAACTTGAATTGGCAATGTATCTTGATACAAATAAATTTGTGCCCAAG